AGAATTGGCTAAACAATACAAGTCACGTAAGTTCTACATCGTGAAGGTTATTGACCGTGACCACGAAGAAGACGGTGTAAAGTTTTGGCGATTCAAACACAACTACAAGAATGAAGGTATTCTTGATAAAATCATCCCTATTTGGAGAAACAAAGGTGATATCACCGACCCTGAAAAAGGACGTGACCTTATTATTGAATTGACCAAACAAAAGACTCCTAAAGGAGCGGCATACACGACCGTATCAACTATCATGTATGAAGACGCTGCACCTATCCATGAAGATAAAACGGTGTTGAAAGAGTGGGTTGAGGACGAAATGACATGGTTGGATGTTTACTCTAAGAAACCCGTTGAATACTTGGAAGCAATTGCTCGTGGTGAAGTTCCACGTTGGGATAGTGATAAAGGCGGTTACGTTTATAGTAACGATGAGGAAGGTACTCAATCCTTTGGTGGAAGTTCAACCACATCGGCATCATCAACCCCGTCTTACTCTGACCCCCAAGCTAACTCAGAACCTGACGAGGACCTACCATTCTAATTTAACGAGCATGGACACTTACATAGACATAGTGTCCATGCTCTTTTTTTTAACACACACAAATAATGAAAATAAGAAAATTAATGTACGAATCACTCATCAAGAAATATGAGAGTGAGATTGCGGAATCTGAGGCGACTTTAATGGTGTATATGGAAAACCCTGTTGGTATTGGGGAACATCCACAACACTTGGAAGAGATGGATAAGTTTGTTGAGAAATTGGCAAACGCACAAGATAAATTAGAAACCCTGAAAGAATTTTACAATTACAACTATGGCAATTAAGAAAACCGATTTCAATTCAGTAAAGAAGAAATTCTCTACTTCAGCCAAATACAAACCCCAAAGGTTTTTTGACTGTGGTCCTGATTTCTTGGATGCTGTAGGTTTACCTGGTCCGGCTATTGGACATATTAATATGTTCTTGGGTCACTCAGATACGGGTAAAACAACTGCGATGATTAAAACTGCGGTGGATGCTCAAAAGAAAGAGATTCTACCTGTGTTTATCATCACGGAACAGAAATGGAGCTTTGAACACTCAAAGTTGATGGGTCTTCAATGTGAAGAGGTGGTTGACCAAGAAACGGGTGAAATGGATTGGGACGGGTTCTTTATCTTTAACAACAACTTTGATTACATTGAACAGATTACTGATTACATCAACAGTTTGTTAGATGCTCAAGAAAAGGGTGAATTGGATTACAGTTTATGTTTCCTTTGGGATTCTGTTGGTTCTGTACCTTGTAAGATGACTTACGAAGGTAAAGGTGGTAAACAACACAACGCGTCGGTTTTATCTGACAAGATTGGTATGGGTATCAACCAACGTATCTCGGGTTCTCGTAAAGCGGAGTCAAAGTATGAAAACACTTTGATTATTGTAAACCAACCTTGGGTTGAACTTCCTGATAATCCATTCGGACAGCCTAAAATCAAGGCTAAGGGTGGAGAGTCTGTTTGGCTTAACTCATCTTTGGTGTTCTTGTTTGGTAACCAAAAGGGAGCGGGTACCACCAAGATTACGGCAACCAAGGATAAGAGAACTGTGAAGTTCGCTTCTCGTACCAAAATCTCCGTAATGAAAAACCACATCAATGGTTTGGGTTACGAAGACGGTAAGATTATTGTCACACCTCATGGTTTCTTGGCGGGTAAGGATACTGCGGAAGAGAAAGCTTCTATTGAAGCGTACAAGAAGGAGTATTCTGACTATTGGAAAGAAATCATCGGTTCAGATGGTGACTTTGTGTTGAAAGAGGAAAAAGAACCTATTGAATAAACTTTTGTGAAGACCCTATTAGTTGATGGAGATAATTTATTTAAAATCGGTTTCCACGGAGTCAGAGACTTTTTCGTGGAAGGCGAACACATTGGTGGGGTATTTCACTTCCTCAACACCATTCGTCGCCAGTTGGACGAAAATGAGTTTGACAAAGTTATCGTCTTTTGGGACGGCAAAAACAACTCACAATCAAGACGTGAGTTATATCCTGACTACAAACTAAACCGAAGGAATGATATGACTGAAGCCAAGCTTGAGTCATATTACTTCCAAAAATCAAGGGTGAAACAATACCTTGAAGAGTGTTTTGTTCGTCAGATTGAAGTTGATGGTAATGAGTCTGATGATTTGATAGCCTATTATTGTTCGTTGGCGACAGACGAAGAAAAGGTTGTTTTTTCATCAGACCGTGACCTTCTACAAATCATCTCGGAGAATACTTCCATTTATTCTCCAATCAAGAAAATCAGTTATAATTACGGAGACAAGATAAAGTTTGGTGATGTTCACATACCTCACCAAAACGTTCTTGTTGTTAAAGTTTTTTTGGGGGACAAGTCGGATAATATCTTTGGTATTGACCGTCTTGGTGAGAAAACTTTTGTCAAATTATTCCCTGAGATTGTTGATAATGTATTAACTGTTTCCGATATTTGTACAAAGACAGACAAGTTAATTTCCGAAAATAGAAAAGAAACAGTTTTACAAAATATTAAAAATGGAAAAACAAAAAAAGGACAGATTGGAGATGAATTCTTCAGAATCAATCAACAAATTGTGGACCTTAGAAACCCCATCATCACAGATGAAGCAAAAGAGTTTGTCACCCTTTACTATTCTGAAACATTAGACCCTGAAGGTAGGGATAATAAAAACTTAATCCGTTTAATGATGGAAGATGGTTTTTTCAAATACCTACCCAAGGATGATGATGCCTTTGTTAATTTTATGAAACCTTTTACCAAACTCACAAGAAAAGAAAAACGCAAATACAAACAATCAAACAATTAAATTATGAAAGAAGAATCCGTAGTTAAGATGGAGTTTCTCCTAACCTTGAACAACAACATCGTCGTTCAACGTTTTTACAATGTTAAAAATTACAACCCATTGGCACGAAAGTCTTATGACTTGGCGTACTTTATGAAGGAAGTAGAAATGATGTTGTCTGAGGAACTCAAGATGAAAACTGTAATTTACATGATGGACAATCAAGATGAAATTACCGATGACCCAGATGTCCTAAACACATCAAATACAGAGGGTCCTGAGTACTTCCATCTGTATGTCAAAATTTCCGATGAAATTATTTTACATAGAATTTTTGACGCGAAATTGTACCCACCAAAAGTAAGATATACGGTTGATGTACGTCCCAGCCTGAAAAGCATTTTGAAAGGCTTGACTGACATTTTTTCAGCTCAAAATTTATCTCATGACTACTTGAGTTATGACCTAAGTCGGTAATATTTAATTTATACACGCGGCTCTATGACTAAGAATTTCGACTATCTCGGCAATACATTTCAAATACAATTACTTAACCAAATCATCGTAGACAAAGAGTTCGCACAATCCATTATTGACGTTTTAGACCCTAGTTATTTCGACAACAAATACTTCAAGTTGATTATACAAATGGTAAGGGAATACTACCAAAAGTACCAATCAACACCTGGATTTGAAACTTTGGAACAAATAGCCAAAGCAGAGATTTCAGTTGAGTTGGCGTTGAAGATTGTGTTGGACACTATTAAACAAGTTCAAAACGCACCGTTTGAAGGAAGTGTATTTGTTCAAGAAAAAGCTTTGAAGTTTTGTAAACAACAAGAACTTCAAAAGGTGATGAACAAAGCACAGAAAATCATTGACCAAGGTGACTTTGAATCTTACGATACCGTTGAAGGTTTGGTTAGAACAGCCCTACAAGTTGGGGTTAGAGATGGTGGAGTACAAGACATCTTCTCGGGATTGGATGAAGTTCTTAATGATGACTTCAGACATCCTATCCCAATGGGAATCGCAGGTATTGACAGACTAATGAAAGGTGGTTTGGCAAAGGGCGAGATTGGAGTTGTCTTGGCACCTACCGGTGTTGGTAAAACAACACTCATGACCAAAATTGCTAACACAGCATTTAACATGGGATACAACGTTCTTCAAATCTTCTTTGAAGACAACCCAAAGATTATCCAAAGAAAACACTTCACAATTTGGACAGGTATTGAACCTGATAGATTAGCTCTTGAAAAAGAGGTTGTTATGGACAAAGTGGAAGAAATTAAGAACACGATGCCAAACAAACTAATCTTGAAGAAATTACCTTCAGATACTGTGACTATGAATGAAATCAAAAACCAAATCAGAAAGATGATTGCCGACGGCACTCCGATTGATATGGTTACATTGGATTACATTGACTGTGTCGTTCCTGAAAACACAAGAAACGATGAGTGGAAAGCGGAAGGTTCTGTAATGAGACATTTTGAGGCTATGTGTCACGAGATGAATCTTGTTGGATGGACTGCGACTCAGGGTAATCGTTCCTCAATTTCTTCTGAGGTTGTAACCACCGACCAAATGGGGGGTTCAATCAAAAAGGCTCAGGTTGGTCACGTAATTATTTCAGTTGCTAAAACACTTCAACAAAAAGAATTAAAGTTAGCAACAATTGCGATTACAAAGTCTCGTATTGGTTCAGATGGTATTATCTTTGAAAATTGTAAGTTTGACAATGAATTGTTGGAGATAGATACCGAATCGTCAACAACGTTCCTTGGATTTGAAGAACAACAAGAAGAGAAGAAGAAGGATAGGGTTAAAGAACTTCTTGAAAAAAGAAAACAAAGAGAACAGCAAAACGCCCAATAAACAAAAATTAAAAAGAATATAAATTAAATGTTATGGATAATTCTAATGAATTAACTCAAGTTGAAACACAATATGTGATTAAAAGAAGTGGTGATAAAGTACCATTTGAATCGGACAAAATCCAAAATGCTATCTTAAAGGCAATGATGGGTATTAACAAAGTTGATGCTGAAATGGCTGAAAAAATAGCAAGATTAACCAAGAAAAGTCTTTTCAGAAATGATAAGACTCGTGTACCTCATGTTGATGAGATTCACGATATGGTTGAGAATAAATTAATGGATAATGGTTTGAATGATGTTGCTAAAGAGTATATCATTTACCGTTCAAAACACAGACCAAATATCTTCAGTAAGAGAGTTAACTTGAAACCATATGAGTATCCTGATTTGCTTCAATACGTTGATGCAATTCGTCACTCTTATTGGGTTCACACTGAGTTCAATTTCACTTCTGACATTCAAGACTTCAAGGTCCATTTGAATGAAAAGGAAAAGTCTGCGGTACAAAGAGCTATGTTGGCTATCTCACAAATTGAAATCGCTGTTAAAACTTTTTGGGGTGACATTTATAAGAAGTTACCAAAACCTGAAATTGGTAGTGTTGGAGCAACGTTTGCGGAATCAGAGGTAAGACACGCAGATGCTTACTCAAACCTAATCCAAGTACTTGGACTTAACAAAGAATTTGAAAACCTACTTGAGGTACCAGCAATTCGTAGAAGAATTAAGTACTTGGAGAAATCTATCTCAAATTCAAAAGCAATTGAAAACCAAGATTACTTTGAGTCCGTTATATTGTTTTCAATGTTTGTGGAAAACGTATCGTTGTTCTCACAGTTTTTAGTTATTATGTCATTCAATAAGTTTAAGAACGTATTGAAAGGTACAAGTAACGCAGTTGAGGCAACTTCTAAAGAAGAGAACATTCACGCAGAATTTGGATTTGATTTGGTTAATCTAATCAAAAAAGAAAATCCAAGTTGGTGGACACCTGAGTTAGTTCAAGATTTAATCAACGCTACTATTGATGCTTACGAAGCTGAGACTGATATTGTTGAGTGGATTTTTGAAGAGGGTGATTTAGATTTCCTAACTAAGGAACAAACATTGGAGTTTATCAAACATAGATTTAACATTTCATTAAATGCTATTGGTATTGATAAAGTATTTGATGTAAATCCTGTTGTATTGGAAACCACCGAATGGTTTGATGACGAAATTTTAACAACAAAACACACAGACTTTTTTAACAAACGTAGTATAAACTACAGTAAAAAATCAAAGTCTATTACTTTAAACGATTTATTTTAACTATATTTGCAGTAATAATTATTATGGAAAATAGAAAACCTTTTGATTGGATTAATGATGAATCCATAACATTTCTTCGTAGAGGATATCTCAGCGAAGGAGAAGAACCACTTGAACGAATTCGTGTAATTGCGGACCATGCTGAAAAACTATTGGGTAAGTCCGGTTTCGCAGACAAGTTCTACGATTACATGAGTAAAGGATGGTATTCACTATCTTCACCTGTTTGGGCAAACTTTGGTAAGAAAAGAGGATTACCTGTTAGTTGTTTTGGTTCAAACATTGGAGACAACATTGAATCAATTCTTTACACTCAGGCTGAAGTTGGTGAGATGAGTAAGATGGGTGGAGGTACCTCAGGTTATTTTGGTAACATTAGAGGTAGAGGTGCGGAAATCACCGACAACGGACATGCACCCGGAGCAGTTCACTTTATGAACTTGTTCCAAAGTGTTGTTGATAATATTTCTCAAGGTTCAACACGTAGAGGTAGATTCTCACCTTATCTACCAATTGAACACCCTGACATCATGGAGTTCTTAGAAATTGGAACTGAAGGGTTCCCCATCCAAGATTTGACTCACGCAGTTACTGTAACTGATGAATTCATGGAATCCATGGTTAACGGTGACCCTGATAAGAGAGCGGTGTGGGCTAAGGTTATTCAAAGAAGAGGTGAGATTGGATATCCGTACATTATGTTCACAGATACTATGAACAATAAGGCTCCTGAAGTATACCGAGAAAAAGGTATGAAAATTTATAACTCTAACTTATGTTCTGAAATTGCATTACATAATTCAGAGGAAGAGTCCTTCGTTTGTGTATTGTCTTCAATGAATGTTTTACACTATGATGAGTGGAAAGATACAGATGCGGTTGAGACTATGGTTCATTTCCTTGATGCAGTTGTAACTGAGTTTATCAGTAAGATTGATGACATTAGAACTAACGGTACCGTTGAAGGTCAAAGAGCATTCTTCTATCTTGAAAAGGCGTACAACTTCGCTAAAAGACAAAGAGCTCTTGGTTTGGGAGTATTGGGTTGGCACTCACTACTACAATCTAAAGGATTACCTTTTGACAGTAAGGCGGCGGCAAAATTGAACGTTGAGGTATTCAAATTGATTAAGGATAAGTCATACAAGGCTTCAGAAGAATTGGCTCAAGTTTTTGGTGAACCTGAAACACTTGTTGGTTATGGTAGAAGAAATGTCACTTTGAATGCAATTGCTCCAACAACATCTTCAGCATTTATCTTGGGTCAAGTGTCTCAGTCAATTGAACCTATTTGGTCTAACTGTTATGTTAAGGATGTGGCAAAGATGAAAGTAACAATCAAAAATCCTGTTCTTAAGAAAGTATTAGTTGACATGGGTAAAGATGATAAAGCTACTTGGGATAGTATTAAGAAGTATGATGGTTCTGTTCAACACTTGGATTTCTTAACAGATGAACAAAAAGATGTTTTTAGAACCTTTGCAGAAATCAACCAAGCTTCTATCATCAACCAAGCGGCGGTAAGACAAGATTACATTGACCAAGCTCAATCTTTGAACTTGATGATTTCACCTGACATGCCAACAAGGGACGTTAACAAACTTCTAATTGACGCATGGCAACTTGGAGTTAAAACTCTGTATTACCAACACTCTATGAACTCAGCACAGGCTTTCGCAAGGAAGAAGTTAAATCTAAATGATTTACAATGTGTGGCTTGTGAGTCATAATTAACATCTAAACTAAATAAAACCCATCGTTTTCGGTGGGTTTTTTATTTATAAGAAAAAAAATACAGAGTATATTTATAAGATATGGCTGAAGGTATTACATATGGTTTAGAATTTCCTTTTGTGGATTCAACACAAGGGGATTATTTAGCCCTAACGGAAACTCAGTTTCAACAAATAAGAAGTGACTTATTACATCTGATTCTTACAAGAAGAGGTTCAAGATACTTTTTACCAACGTTTGGTACAAGGTTATATGAATATATCTTTGAACCTTATGATGGTCTTACTTTTGATGCAATAGAAGCGGATATTAGGGATTCTGTCCAAACTTTCATGCCAAATCTTTTACTTAATAAAATTACAATTGAACCTGCAGACCCGTCTGAAGAGGTTCCGTTGGCTAAAGGAACTACAATACCAGGAACTGCAAGAGAGTATGTTTATAGAGTTCCCGGTAAAGGAACATCTGAATATACCGCAAAAGTAAAGATTGACTACACAGTTGACAATTTAGCGTTTGCACAAAGTGATTTCGTTATTATCAATATTTAAACAATAGATGGCAAACAATAGAATTTCATATACAGTACGAGATTATGAAGGAATTCGTATAGAGTTACAAAACTATGTCCGTACATATTATCCTGAACTAATTCAGGACTTCAACGACGCGTCAGTGTTCTCGGTATTCTTGGATTTGAATGCTGCGGTTGCGGACAACCTACACTATCACATTGATAGAAGTATTCAAGAGACTGTATTACAATACGCTCAACAAAGGTCATCAATTTATAATATAGCCAGAACATACGGTCTTAAAATACCGGGTCAAAGACCTTCAGTATCTTTAGTTGATTTCTCAATCACTGTACCGGCTTTTGGTGATAAAGAAGATGAAAGATACTTGGGTATTCTAAACAGAGGTTCTCAAATATTTGGTGCGGGTATTGTCTTTGAAAACCAATACGACATTGATTTCTCATCACCATACAATTATGCCGGTTTCCCAAACAGATTAAAGATTCCGAATTTTGATGCTGCGGGTAACTTAGTTAACTACACAATCACAAAAAGAGAACTTGTTGTAAACGGTATTACCAAAGTTTACAAAAGAGTTATCACACCTGCCGATGTAAAACCATTCTTTGAATTGTTCCTACCTGATAAGAACGTTCTTGGTATTACAAGTGTATTATTAAAAAACGGAACCAACTACACTAACGTTCCTACCGCAGCGGAATTTTTAGGTTTGGAAAACAGATGGTTTGAGGTAGATGCCTTGGCGGAGGATAGAATCTTCATTGAAGACCCTACCAAAGTGTCTGACCAACCCGGTATCAAAGTAGGTAGATACATTCAAACAAATAGTAGATTCATCTCTGAGTTCACACCTGAAGGGGTACTTCCTCAGCTCAAGACCAATTGAATACTTTTACCAATTTAGGTTTCCCAATCACAATTCAGAACATTACCAATAACTTTTCATTAGGTTCAACTTTAACACCAAATGCGACGTTATTTGTTCAATACAGAGTTGGTGGTGGATTGGGCACCAACTTGGGGACGAATGTTATTAACCAAGTGGGAACGGTATCCTTCTTTGTGAATGGTCCATCACAAACAATTAATAGTTCGGTAATCAATTCATTGAGATGTACCAACGTTACTGCGGCTATCGGTGGTTCAAACGCTCCAAATACTGAAGAAGTTAGAAACTATGTGGCATTTAACTTTGCGGCTCAGAACAGAGCCGTTACCGTTAATGACTATGACTCTTTATTGAGAAACATGCCAGCTGAATTCGGAGCACCTGCAAAAGTGGCAATCACAGAAAACAACAACAAAATTGTCATCTCAATGTTATCTTATGATACGTCAGGTAAATTGACTAGTATTGTGTCAAATACA